TCTCAGTTCCGCCCCGTCGTCGGCTAGGCGAACGGCCCAGTCGTGGAGATCCTTGTCTGTCTTGACGTCTTCGAACATATCGGATCAGGAGCCGGAGGATATTTGGCGGGAGGAAGGTATCCTCCGGCCCCTGATGGGCGCGCGCTGCCTCACAGTCCCGCCAACCGACGCCGCGCAGCGAGGGCGAGGCGCTGTCGGACCATATCGGCTTCGGGACCGCCGCCTTGAAGCTGATTCTGAAGGTTGTCCAACTCAATTTGGTCCATATCACCCGGACCACCACCCATGCCAGCCCCCACATCGGTGGGCATGGCCCCTCCTAACCCCAACGGACTTCCCGCTTGTCCGTTTGCTATGGCGGCAAGATCCGCATTTGTGAGCTGGTCTGTACCCGCCCCCGCAGGAGCAGCTCCCGTCAGGCTTGCAAGTCCTCTCATACGCCTCATTCCATCTCCTGTAGTTCGAGCTCTCGGTACTCGTCCACGTAGTCGATATCCGAAGGCTCTGTGTCGTCGAGCGCCTTCTTGGTCACTAGGGCCTGCGGTTCAGTGAGCGCCATGAGCCGATCCTGCATATCCGAGCGCTCCGCCTTTGCTACAAGCACCAAGAGGTAGTTGACAGTGATGGAGGCTAGCAGGCAGACGCCGAGAACGTACTCCATCAGGACATGTTTCCCGCGAGAATGTAGAGCTTGTCGGTCGCAGCACCTCGTACCGCAAGCGAGCGGACCTGCCTAGCGCGGATGGTGAGATCCTTGCCAGGCATCAGGTGATAAGCATCTCCGCCTGGCGCTACGACTCCCGTGGGTCCAACGGTGATGCCCGCGGCGTTGTTACCTGAGGGGGCGCTTAGCACGACTTCCTCTGTCCCCGCAACCACCGCGTAGGAACTCAGAAGGTGCTCGTTGGTGTCGCCCAACGTAACCCCCCGGCTGGTATAGGAGTTGATTGGCACTAATTCACCGCCTTGAGCTGTTCCTTTCGGGCCTTGGCTCCCTCCACGATGCGGTGAAGCCGGCTGTTGAGCTGTTCGTTCTCGGCCGTAAGCGCTTCGTTCTCCTCACGAAGCTCTTCGACCTTTTTCTTGACCTTCATGTAGACGTCGACCTTCGGTCGGCCAATCAGGTCAGAGACGAGACTGGCACATTCGTTGCAGAGGTAGGCGTTGTCGCCCCAGTTGACGTCCACGTCTAGGTCGATAGCAGGCATCTGGCGCCTTGAGTCGATCGGGTCAGGAGGATTTCCGCCGCATACCAGACAGATGCCCGGCTGTTTGGACATGGCCTCTACGAGTTCCATTAGGCCTCCGTTCCTAGAAGCGAGTGAGCTTCCTTCACTCGATCCATTTTATCGCGTATCCGCTGCCAATACCAATCGTTGGAGCCACGAGACTCACTTACAGGCTTCTCTGCGGGGGATGGGCGGGTCATGAGGATGTAACCGAGGGCATCAACGTCGTGGTCATCCTTCTCCCGCGGCTTTTCTTTCGCGTCCTCATACTGACCGACTGGCTGCCTCTTCCACTGGTACTGCTGAATGTGCTCGATCAGGTTGACGCAGTTCTTGAAGATGTAGAGATGGGGCCAACCCTCCTCTCGAGTCTCTCCCGTTATGGGATGGGGATGCTCGGGGTCGAGCCGCAACCATTCAGCAACGCGGTTGATGCGGGCTATGACGTGGCGATCAGATGGAATGGTGATGATCCCATGGTCCCAATACTCGTCGATCACGCTCCTGCCAGTATTTGGATCTAATGCGGCAGCAGAGGCGTCGATCACGGTGTAGTTTGCTTCGCCCCAGACCTGACGGCGCTCTAGGAGTGCGTTGGCGTGGAAAGTCACGAGTTTGCCTGCTACGAGGTGCTCGTCGACCACGAAGCAGTTACCCTGATCGTCGAACTCGACCCACAAGATGGCCGTAGGATTGCGCCTACCATGGTCGATGCCCTCCACACACTCGAACCAATCGGGAATGACGAAGGGTTGGACGGTGTGGACGTCTGGATCGAACTCAGGCCAGATCTGCCCCTCGAACACATCCCACGAACCATAGATGAAGCGATTGCGCCACGCCTCGGGCATCTCCATTAGGTTCTCGATGTAGTCGTGTGGCAGGTTGGGATTGTCGAGAGTCGTCGCGTGGACTAGTCCATGCTGTGGGTACTTCAGATATATCCACCGCTTCCAGATCCAGTCGTGTCCTGCGGGGTTAGCGAGCAGCATGCCCTTGCGCGGGGCGTTGCGCTGGCGCAGGCGGCCTCGAAGCATGAGGAACATATCCTCATCTACTTCTTCAGCTTGGTCGATCAGGAACCAACCAAGGTTGATGTTAGTCAGTTTCGCTGGGTCGTCGAGCGGCCAGAAGTAGATGACGGAGTTGTTGATGAGTGTGAGCTTCTGCTCGGTTTTGTTGAAGCTGCGGATGAGTTCGGATGGGCATCCTTCAAAGTCGCCCTCGCGGCCTCCTCGACCTCCGTTGAAGAATACGTCTTGGGTTGTAGCTTTAAGCTCAGGCCGGGTCTTGCGACATATAAGGCCCACGCTGCCGGGGTACTCAAGCGCGAGCGCAAGCCCTTCGACGCACCCAGCAGAAGTTTTGCCATTACCCCAGCCACCCGCAAACAGACGAAACTTGTCCGCCATCCCATGGAACTGTCCCTGCTTGACTAGCGGTTTGTAATTGATCTTGACTTCAATCGGGGCGGGTTTGACTCTCATCAGCCGACCCTCACCGGAATGATCGAGTACCATGGCTTGCTGTAAGTGCCTGTCGGTCCGGCGCCACCAGCAATCCGTGGCTGCAACTTGATCGCTGTGCTCGCCGCCAAGCCGTTTTTACGGACGCGGCGGATAACAGCCGCCTGTCCATAACCCGTCGGGCCACCCATGATTGCTGCATCGGCATCGACGGCAACGGCTCCGGCTATCGACACGCTCGACAAAAACTGCGGGTTGGTACCGGCGGTCATCCATGACTGGTGGCCGTGGTCGATCAAGTAATCGCCCGCCAGCGCCAGCGTGGTCGTCACTTGACCCGTCGGGTTGGCATAGACGGTGCTGCTGATTGCCTGACCCTCGGTCGCCGCCTGCTCGACTAATAGCGGCGACCCGCCAACGAACTCCCACTTGTAGGCCGACGCCGATCCAGCGTTATAGCGCAGATGCCAGAGAATGGCGTTGGTGGCATCGGCGACATAGATCACTTCCTGACCATCAGTCGGCGACGCCGGCAAGCTGGTGACCCGTGTCGCCCCGCCACCGCCGGGGATCGTGACGTTGGTGCGACTGTTGGCGGCGTCGTCGGTCGCCGTTACTCCGGCGCCGATGAAGTTGAGGTTGGCGCGCCCAGTAAGCGCGGCTCCCTCGTCTTGGACGGCGTTGATGACACCGGGATTGCCCTGCGGACCCTGCGGTCCGGTGTTGCCGATATTGCCCTGCGGCCCCTTCAGGTTGCCGCGCAACGTCCATGCACTGGCGCCAGTTTTCTCGTAGTAATCGCCACTAGCCGAATCGAGATAGAAGTCGCCGACGACCCCGGTAGCACCTGCCGGCGCACCGGACCCGGTCCACCACTTGGCGCCCGCCGCGCCCGGGGTACCCGGATTGCCTTGAATCCCCTGGATGCCTTGAGGCCCCTGAGGACCTGTCACGTCGATGCGCGCCATCGAGAAGTGCGTCCCCACCGCCATCACAGTTCTTGCAGTAGAGCTATCGGTGTAGGCTTGAAGCGTCACGTAGTCGTTCACAGCCAAATCGACATTAGTCGCTACCGGCAGTGCGCTTTGGATGGCAGCATGAGGAGCTGCAGCGATGGCGAGTTGCGTCACTCCGTTCTTCATGATGCGTACTCCGCGGTCGCCGGTCGCAGATACATCGAACGAAGCATTGCCCACAACCTCATAGGTGCCTGCCGTCTTACAAGTGAGGCGGGCATTGTTGGTCACGTTGTCGTGGATGGTATCGGTGTCGGCATCCTCGACGTCGAAGGTCACGTCGGTCCAAGCCGCACTGACCAACCCCGCCTGGTCGACCGACTTAAGTACTCGCGCCCACGCCTGTGTGGTCCCAGCGGCGCCTGAGATGGAGACATTCGTCCGATTGTTGGCCGCGTCATCGCTTGCCACAACACCGCCACCGATGAAGTTGAGGGCATTACGGACGGTCAGTGCGACACCCTCATCCTGAACTTGACGCGGTATACCGTCCGCTCCCGCTGGGCC